GGCACTACTGTCGCCCTCTCAGGTATTTCCGCTACCTTCGCCCAAACAGCCCCGGCTGTTTCCTCTGCAACCCCTTTAGTGGGGGAGAGTGTTACTGCCAATGCTGGGATTTTGCTACCGGCTTTTTCTCGCTCTCTATCCGGCCAAGCCGGAACAGCCTTCGCGGGAACCCTTAACACAAGCACCTCCCGCGCCCTTTCCGGCCAAAGTGCGGCTTTCACAGCGGGCTCTGTTATTCCCTCCGTGGCCATTGCTGCGATTGGGCTACAAGCGACTTTTGCTTCCGGCACCTTAACAGCTTCTAGTTCCAGCGGCACTACTGTCAATCTCGTCGGGGAGCCTGTAGCTTTTGCCCAGACAGCGCCTTCTGTCAATGTTACTATCGCCCTAACCGGCATCGCGGCAACAATGGCCTCGGGCCTACTTTCCGCTTCCAGTGGAACCGCTATCATTACAGTAAAAGCCGGTTCCTGGCTGCGTTACAAAAAACTCCAATGAGCGCCCTTTACCCAAATCTCGGTGATAGCCGAATCACCCCTATTTGGCAGCCGCAGCCTGGGCCGCAGACGGATTTGGTCACGTGCCCGGTTTTTGAAGTGTTCTACGGGGGTGCCCGTGGAGGTGGGAAAACGGAAGCCTCCATCGGGGACTGGTTTCTCCATAGCGGCCAATGGGGGGAACGAGCTGCGGGTCTTTTCGTCCGTCGAAAACTGACCCAGCTTTCCGATGCCATCAAACGCTTTCGGCGGTATGGGGCCAAAATCGGCGCGAAGTGGCATGAGCAGAAAAAAGAACTCACCATGCCCAATGGGGCGGTTTTGAAGTTCGCCTACCTCGAACGGGATGAGGATGCTGAAGAATACCAAGGCCATGAATACACCCGGATCTATGTGGAAGAGGTGACGAATTTCCCCTTCCCTGATCCGATCATGAAGCTGAAGGGTTCCTGCCGGTCGAGTGCGGGCATTCCCTGCGGCATCCGGCTGACGGGGAACCCCGGCGGTCCTGGGCATCATTGGGTAAAAGCGCGCTACATCGACCCCGCGCCGAAGGGTTATCTCGTCATTGAGCAGCTGGAAAAGATCGAAATCGAAGATGGCATCTTTGTCGAGAGCATCATCGACCGGGTTTTTATCCCTGCAAAACTAAAGGACAATAAAGAGCTTTTGAGGAATGACCCGGGGTATGTCCAACGCCTGCGGGAGACGGGCAGCGCCGCTCTCGTCAAAGCCTGGCTTGAAGGGGATTGGGACGGGGTTGATGGGACATTCTTTAGCGAATTTTCCGAAGAAAAGCACGTTCTTCGGGGCGTCCTCCAGCTTCCCGCCCATTGGACAAAATTCCGTGCGATGGACTGGGGCTCGGCTGCGCCCTTCAGCGTTGGCTGGTATGCTGTGAGCGATGGGGAAATCCTCGCCCCCCGCGGCGCCCTCATCAAATACGCCGAATGGTATGGCTGGAACGGGCAGCCCAACAAGGGCCTGAAAATGTCCGCCGATAGCGTTGCGCGGGGGATTATCAACCGGGAAAAAGACATGAAGCAGCGTCTAAGCTATGGCGTGGCGGACCCGTCGATTTTTTCCAACAACGGCGGTCCTTCGATTGCGGAAATGATGATGATTGCCGGGTGCGGGTGGATTAGAGGAGACAACGCCCGCCAAGCGGGGTGGGAGCAGATGCGCAAGCGTCTCGCAGCTGATGAGCCTTTGCTCCTTTTCCACGAAAGCTGCGAGCACACCATCCGAACCCTGCCCTACCTCCAGCATGACGAGAAAAACCCCGAAGACCTCGACACCGATGCGGAGGATCACGCCGTGGATGAAACCCGCTATGCTGTAATGTCCCGTCCGACGCTGAGGGACAAACCAAAAGTCTCCGAAACCGACTTGACAAAGGCCCGGGCGATGCCCACAATCAATGAATTGCTGGCTGGGTCCATCAAAGCCCGGCAGATGGAAGAACAGAGGTATTAAAATGGCTGAAGAGCAAATGGCTGAGAATGAAACCTCGGAAGAGGGGCGGTATTCCGATGAGGACTACAAAAAGGCGAAGGGCTACCTCGCCCAGGTTCTTGCGCGGGAGCAGAAGTTTAAAGAAACCTGGTGGAAACGGGCGGAGCAGTCGGAAAAGCTCTATTCCCAGCCTTCCGGCACGGAAGGGGAGAAGTACAAGTCGGTTTATAACATCCTCTACTCCAACACTGAGGTGCTCGCCCCGAGCCTTTACAGTGCTACCGCGAAGCCCGATATTCGCACGCGCTTCAAAGACGCCAAACTCAAGCCCACCCCAGAGGTGATTGAGCGTTTTCTCACTCTCTACACCGATAGCGCCGCCGTTGGACAGGAATCCTTTGATGATGCCGTAAAAGATGCTGTCCTTTCCAGCCTCACAGCTGCAATGGGCTGCCTCCGCTTGCGCCTTTACGAAGACCAAGAATTCCCCCTCCAAACGGAAAGCGTCGGCTACCGGAATTTCATCTGGGGCTACGCCAAAAAGTGGGCGCGAGTCCCTTGGGTTGCTTTCAAACACGAACTCTCCAAAGAAGAGTTCAAAAAGCAGTTCAAAATTGAAGATGAGGACTTCTCCACCGGCTTCAAATCCGTAACCGAAGTCGAAGGCAGTGAAAAACGGGCAGATTGTGTCGTCTACGAATTCTGGCACAAGGCTTCGCAGACGGTTTGGTTTGTTTCTGAAGACTGGACGGAGTGCCTTCTTCAACAAACGGATGATCCCCTTCAGTTAAGGGGCTTCTTCCCCACCCCCGGTTTGCTGCTGCTGACGTTGAAGCCAGGAGAGTTGGAGCCGATTCCCCTTTATTGGTATTACCAAAACCAGGCCGAAGAACTCAACCGGGTTACCTACCGGCTGAATAAAGTCCTCTCCGCGATTCGTGTGAGAGGGGCTTACAACAGCCTGCTTTCCGATGATTTGCAGAAAATCCTCGCTGACACGGAAACGGAGAATGCCCTCGTTCCCGCAGGGGAAAGCCTCGCCCTGACCCAGGGTGGCGGGTTTGAGAAGAATATTTGGCTTCTGCCCCTCGATAAGCTGGTAGCGACGGCTGAAAGCCTCTACCGCGCGCGGGAGGCCATCAAACAAGTCATCTACGAACTAACCGGCATTAGCGACATCATCCGCGGCTCGAATGTGGCTTCAGAAACCGCTACTGCGACGCAGACGAAGGATAAATGGGGCACCCTTCGCCTTCGGAAGATGCAAACCGTTGTGGCGAACTACATCCGGGACTTGTTCCGCCTTGCGGTGGATGCGGGCTCGACCCAACTTCCAGCAGAGACTTGGAAGCGGTTGGTCCAACTTCCGATTCCGTTGGAGCAGGAAAAAGCCCTCGCCCAGCAACAGCTCCAATTCATGCAACAACAGGCCCAAGAGCGGCAGATGATGGCCCAACAACTTCCGCCCGAAGCTGCGGGGCAAATCCCCCCTCCCAAACCGCCCCCGCCGGAGTTGCTTGCACAGGCTCAAAGCCCCTCAATGGAGGAAATCCTCCAGCAAATCGCTTCGGATGCTGGCCGAACCTTCACCATTAACATTCAGACCTCCTCCACCATTGACCTCGACACTGCCCAGGACAAAACTGAAGTCTCGGAATTCATGAACGCCCTCGGCCAAATGCTGGCTGGCCTACAACCCCTCATGGCCTTTGGCCCGCCTGGGGTAGAAACGGTCAAAGCCCTTCTCGTGGCCGTGTGCCAACGCTTCAAATTCGGTCTTCCGGTGGTGGATATTATCGAAACGATCAAACCCCCGCCTCCGCCCCAGCCGCCTCCGCCCGACCCCGCGAAGATGGCCGAAGTTGAGGTGAAAAAGGTCGAGGGCCAAATGCGCATGCAGGAAATGCAGGCCAAACAACAGCTTATGCAAGCCGAAACCGCCAACAAACTCCAGCTCATGCAGGCCGAGTTGGAAATGCAAAAACAAGAACTCGCTCTCAAGGCCCAAGAACTCCAAATGAAAGAGCGGGAACTCCTGCGTAAGGAACAAATCGCGGTTGCACAACATCAACGCGACCTCTTGACACCGAAACCCGCGCCTGCTACAGTGCCGGCGAGAAAGTCCCAAAATGCCGCAGTACGACGTTGAATGCACGGAATGTCGCCTTCGGGCGGTCGTTTTCCGAAAAATCGAAGAGCGCGACATGCTCCCGGTTTGCGGCTGCGGGGGAAAGGTGCAGCGCATCCTCACCGCGCCGAGGTTGGCTGGGGTGAATTTCAAGCCCTTCATCTCCCCCGGAACCGGTGAAATGGTGGAATCCCCTACAAAATGGAAAGAAGACCTCCGCAAGAGCGGGGCCATCCCTTACGAAAAAGGCATGCGAGAGGATATCGCCCGGAACAGGGCCTATGAGCAAGAAAAAGCCTTTCGCCCGATTGAGAAAGCTGTGGACGAAATCGTTCGGTCCCGGCTGGCTGTTGATAAACTGGAGATTTGACCATGCCTGCTGAAAATGAAAACATCGAATACGATGTCGAAGCCCTGGCCCGAGAGGTCACGGTGGGTCTTTTCCCCTCTGAAGGGGAAACCGCTTCGGAGGAAGTTGCCGAGCCGAAAGACCCCAACCCTGCCGCGCTTCCTGAGAATGCTTCCGATGACCCGCCCCCTGGGACTGCCGCCTTCGATACCATGCCGAAAGCCTGGAAGAAGGAAATGGAAGCCCATTGGGCGAAGCTCGACCCCGAAGTCCGCAAATACGTCAACACCCGCGAGGCGGATGTCTCTAGGGGGATTCAAATGTACCAGCAGGGCCATTCCTCGTGGAATAAGCTGCTGGAGCCGTATCAGCAGATTTTCCAAGCATACCCGAATCTCGACCCGATTCAGCTTATGCAGGGGGTGCTGAATCAGCATCTGCAATTGGCCCGGGCGTCGCCCGAGCAAAAGCGGGAACTTGCTGCCCGCATGTTGAAGGCGTATGGGCTGGATTTCCCCGCTGCGCAGCAGATCGAGCCCCCTCAAACGAATGCCGAGCTTGAGGCCCTAAAGCAGCGCCTCGGCCAAGTCGAGGGGATGTGGCAAGCCGCCCAACGCGCTGCCCAGCAAACCTCCTACCAAAAAAGCCTGGAGGAAGTCAACGCCTTCTCCAGCGATCCCAAAAACGCCTTTTGGGATGAAGTCTCGGAGGATATTTTTGTCCTCCTGAAAAAAGGCGCGGCCAGCACCCTGCCCGAAGCCTACGAACTTGCTTGCCTGCGGAATCCCCAGGTGAGGGCGAAGATGCTACAGACGGCCAGCGCCTCCGCTGTGCCAGCAGCCCCGCCCAAAAGCAATTTCCCCAACATCAACGGAAACACGGTTGCGCCCAGGTCCAAAAAGATGACTATGGACGAAACCATTAGTTCCGTCATTTCTAAACACTATTCTCCTCATTAAGGACTTTTCAAAATGGTTTCTCCAAATGCAGTCTTCACGGAAATCGTTTCGACGACTTTCCGTAACCACTCGTCGGAAATCACCGACAACTTTACGAAGCATAATGCTCTTTACCGAAAGCTGGCGAAGGGCAACAAGGTTCGGAAAGAGTCGGGCGGTTATTCGATTGTCCAGCCTCTGGAATATGCGGCCAATGGCACCTATCAACGGTATAGTGGCTTTGATGTCCTGAACGTCTCGCAGAGTGATGTCTTCACCGCTGCGGAATTCAACTGGCGCCAAATCGCCATCAACGTCGTCTCCAGTGGTTATGAACTCCGGGTGAATGCGGGCCCTGAGCGGATTGCGAACCTCGCCAAGAGCCGCATCCGCAATGCCATCAACACCTTTGCGAATAACTTCTCGGCGGATATGTACGGGGATGGTACGCTGCCGAATCAGATTGATGGTTTGCAAAAGCTGGTGGCCGATACCGGCACGGGCACGGTTGGGGGCATTAACAGCTCCACTTGGCCGTTCTGGCAGAACGTGGTGCAATCGGCCGCTGCTCCGCTGCAAGGCGGTGGCGCTATCATCCCGTCAGGCACGGCTGGCGTGATGGAAAGCCTGATGATCCCCCTCCAAATGCGCCTCACTCGCGGGAATGACAAGCCCGATATGTGGGTTTCGTCGGATGACTATTTTGCCTTCTACGAGAACAGCCTCGTTGGGCAAAAGCGTTACGTCGATGAAAAAGAGGCGAACGGGGGTTTCATGGCCCTCCAGTTCAAGGGTGTTCCGGTGTTCTTCGACGGCGTGAGTGGCATGCCTGCCGCGCATATGTACGCGCTGAATACTAACTACATCGAACTGGTTGTCCACAGCGACGCCAACCTCACCGTCATGAGCGAAGCCAAGCCCTACAACCAAGATGCGGTTGTTGTGCCGATTCTCTGGATGGGCAATATGGTCGTCTCGAACCGCTCGCTGCAAGGCGTTCTCAAGGCTTAATTTTTTAAAGAGGTCACTAAAATGCGACTCGCTCCAACGGGTGCCGTTACCGGCTCTCTGCTGAATTTTGACGTTTCCGACGACTACACCACGACTGGTGGTGGGACTTCGGGCTATACCGGGATTGCCCCGGGGACCATCATCCAAGCCGCGTCTACTGATGGCGTCATCACCACCGCGAATGTCCCGAATTGGGGTGTTTGCGAGTTGATGTACGTTCTGAATACCAGCTCGACCACCTTCCTCCCGGGGAAGCTGGTCACTCTGGACAAGAACTTCGCCATTGCGGAACTTGCCTCGACGGCTAACCTCGGCCGGCCGGTTTATGTTACCCTGACTAACTTCAGCGCGGGGAATACCACCACGCAAGGGGGTTGGGTGCTGCGCCGGGGCGTTACTCCGGTCACGTTCTCCGTCGCGGCAACGGCTGGTTCGTTGTTTATTGGCACGGCTGGGAATGCTACGCCGACCCCCGCGGCCGGTAAGCAAATCCTGAATGCCATCACCCTGATTGCTGCGTCGGGCTCCTTCACCCGAGGCGCTACCACCTCGACGGGCTCTAGCTTCGTCAAGATGGGCACCGTTGCGGGTGTTTTCGTGGGGCAGGCCATTAGCGGCACGGGCATTCCCGCGTCGTCGGTGGTTTCCTCGATTGACCCGGGCGGCCAGGGGGTGACGATTGGCGCTGCGGTTGGCACTCCAGTGCCGGCCACCGCTTCGGGCCAAATCACTGCCACCCTCACCCACACGGGTTATGGGATTGTGCACATTGATTGCCCCTTCGCGCAGGGTCAAATCACCTAATAGGGCGTTCGGGGAAGAGGGTGCGGCTGCCCGCCGCAGTCTCCCGGTTAGGGCAGACGCCTAGAAAGCCTTCTTCCCCATTTTTCAGGAGATTTGCATGAGCACTGTGGATAATGAGCGTCCGCCTTATGTGGCTTTCGAGACGCGCGCAGTTGAAGACCGAGCGGCCTCGGTGGCCCAGGGGCATTATGTTGCAAAGGATGTGATCTTTGTGACTGTCACTCGGCCTGGAAGCCGGGATACCAGCGATTTCGTTGCGGAAGAATGGCTCAAACGGATGCAGCAGCAGGCGCAAAACGGGACCATCCCTCCGACTTGGGTTGATGCCTTCCATCAACGGTTTGAAGCGTTCAAAAAGAACGAAACCCTCCCTGAAGAGGGGACTCCGATTAAAGGCTGGCAACTAGCCTCCCCTGCGGTGCAGCAGACGCTCCTTCAGGCGGGGTTTCGCACAGTTGAAGAACTGGCCACCGCTGGCGATGCTGAAATCCGTGGCATCGGCACGGGGGCGATTACCTTCCGGGAAAAGGCCCGGGCTTGGCTAGACGAAGCCAAGACGAAGGGTGTTTCTGCGGAAAAGATTGCGGATCTAACGCAAAAAATTGCAGACCTCACTGACCTGACCCAGCGGTTGCTGGATGAGAATAAGGCCCTTCGAGAAAAGGTTGAGGCGGGCGAGTCGAAAGATGTTGCTGCCCCCTCCCGCCCAATGCCCCTCGTCCGCCCTGCTCTGATGCAAAAGGCTTAACATGGGAACCCTCTCAGTTCTTCAGATTGTCCAAGAATTCTGCGGGCTGCGGGGGCTCCCCGTGCCTTCGGCGCTTGTGGGGTCGAATGAAACCTCTGTGGTGCAGTATCGGGCGATTTTGAATGCCGTTCTGCGGGAAGCGGCGGAGAAGCCTTGGCCGGAAACGAAGGTGAGGGGGACGTTTACGACGGTAGCGACGGCCAACCAAGGGGTGCTTTCGACCCTTTTTCCGGGCTTTAGCTCTTTGGTGAAGGATACTTTTTGGCTAGACAGCGAAACCCTTCCAGTGCAGGGGCCGCTGACGGATGCGACCTGGGCAACGCTGACGGCACTCGACATTAGCGGCCCGCCCTACAGTTATTGGTTGAGTGGGGGCGACCTCTATTTGACCCCTACACCTCCCGCGGGTTTGACGGCCTCCGCAATCTACCACACGGATTGGAAGTATTTCGCCGGCGCCAGCCCCCAGCAGTCCATCACCCTCGACTCCAACACCTGCGTCGTCCCCGATGACGTAATGCTCGCCGGTTTCGAGGCGATTTGGCTCCAGAAAAAGGGGCTCTCTTGGCAAGCTGCGTGGAATGACTTCCAAAGCAAGCTTGCCCATTCCCTCGCGCCGACGCAGCCGACATTGCAACTTGACGCCCCTCCCAATCTCACCCGCCCGAGCATCTACATTCCCCCCGGTAACTGGAAAATCCCATGAGACTTTTCGCCGAACCCAAGGCCGATCAAGCCCGCATCGCCCGGCTTCCGCCCCCTGTTGGGGGCTTTACTACATCCAAGCCTTTCATGCAGATGAAGCCGCTTTCGGCGGTGCTGATGGAGAATTTCTATCCGTTCCCCGATCGGCTGGAAATGCGGCAGGGTTATAGCAGCCATGCGACGGGCTTCAGCGAGATTCCCCTTCGGCTGTGGAATTACGCTAGTGGGGCGAACCCTGAACGCCTCTTCGCCACGACGGACGATGGGATTTATGATATCAGCAGCCCGGGCGCGGTGGGGGCTCCCGCCGCTGTCCTGACGAATGGGAAAACTTCCGCTGTTACGATGTCCACGGGGGCGGCTTTTTACTTCATCTGCGTGAATGGGGTGGATGATCTTGTTCGCTACGATGGTTCGACTTGGACCACGGTCGCCACCTTTGGTTCCGTCAACACCGAAGACCTGTCCTACGTCGAAGTCTACCGACAGCGGCTCTTTTTCGCTATCAAAAACTCCCTCCGTATTGCCTACCTCCCCATCAACAGCATCAGCGGCTCCGCTGTGACGTATGACATGGGGGCGATTTTCCGCCAGGGCGGGGAAATCATCGCAATGGGGACTTGGACCCTAGACGGGGGCGCAGGGCCGGAGGACCAACTCGCAGTGGTTAGCTCGAAGGGAGAAATTGCCGTCTTCGCCGGTTCCGACCCGACTTCCCCCGCTTCGTGGGGTTTGAGGGGGGTTTATTTCATTGGGAAGCCCCTGGGCGAGAGGCCCCTTTACAAATACGGCGGGGATCTTCTCTTCATCAGTGAAAATGGGCTCTATCCCCTCAGTGCGGCGGTGCAGTCCTCGTCCATCGACCGGGTTCGCGCGGTGACGGAGGAAATTCGCCAATACTTCAACGACAGTGCTCGGGACTTCGGCTCGTTTGAAGGTTGGCAAGTTTTTGCCATGCCCGACATTCCCCTTCTTTTGGTAAACATCCCCTCCGAACCCAACCGGCGGCAGGTGATTATGCACGCACAAACGGGTGCGTGGGGGGTGTTGAAGGGCTGGAACGCCTATGCCTTTGCACGGATTAACACAACTGTCTATTTCTCCTCTTCGGACACCGTTTGGCGGGTTGGGGGTGCCTCGGACAATGGGGCGAATATCACCTCCACCCTTATCCAAGCCCATACGGACTTCGGCTACCCCCTCGCAAAGCAGGTGACGATGGTCCGCCCGTTCTTTGTGACGGAGGGGAATTTCAACTATACGCTGGGGGTGACGGATGATTTCCGCACCCTAGCAGCTTCGACCGCGCTGGCGAAAACGGATCTAGCCGGGACTAGTTTGTGGGGCTCTGGTGTTTGGGGCACGGCCGTTTGGGGTGGCACTTCAACCCCCCTCCAAGAATGGCAAACGATCCCTGACAAGTTTTCCGTCTTCAAAGCTTTCTACATGCAACTAACTAGCCGAGTCGCCAGCGTGCAGTATCAAGGCGTGCAACTGCAATATCTCGCCGGGGCAAACCCCCTCGACTGAGGCTTGACAACAGCCCTTTGGGCTGGTATGCTCCCCCCATTCCCTCGGGGCCTCACCCGGAGGGGTAATTTCCAGGCGACAGCACTTCCGCCTGATGTTTACCCCTCTGAGGTATAAATGGCGGTCAATCAAAACCCGTATCTGGCCTTCGAGCGCGACCTGACGCCAGAACAACTGGCGGAAATGACGGCGCTGACGAAGCGGTGGACAGAGCCAACGTCGCAGACGCGATGGAATGAGGGCGGTGAATACACTATTAGTAATCCAGGCTTTTATGGCGGCAAACTAAGTGATGATAAATTCAGTCCGTATTTAAACTGGATCCCTAATTACATTGGCACGGGGTCCGGTGAAAACTTTAGTACAGAAATTGATCCGTCAGGCGCTGGGTACTGGGGCCCAATTTCGCAGCCGGCCAATATCAGTACTTGGGGCCGGAGTGACCGTACGGGGACATGGGATCCAAATACGGGCAAATGGCTCGGATACCAAACCGAGTCGACTGGTTTGCGCGATTTCGCCAACTTTGTCGGGACAGCGGCAGCCATGTACTTCGGCGGGCAGGCGTTGGCTGGCGCTGGCGGGGGTGGGGCGGCGGCCGGTGGCGCAGGGGCGGCGGCCGGCGGCACGGGCGGCATGACCGCCGCAGAGCAGGCTGCCATGATGGCCGCCAACGGTATGTCGGACGCAGAAATCATTGCTGCGCTCGGCGCCGAAGGAGCGACGTCGGCAGGGCTTATGGGCGTAGGCGGTGGCGCTGCCGCAGGTGGCACGACTTTGACGCCTTGGTACGCTGATCCCGCCGTTCAGCGTGCGGCGATTGGCGCAGGTACTACGCTTCTTTCCAATTCCATCGGTGGCGGTGGCGGAGCAGACCCCTCCCAAGTCAATCCCGCCCAGCTTGCTCAAATCACCCAAGCCAATAACCAAAACACCTGGCAGCAGCAGCTGAATGCTTCGCGGGTGAACAGTGTCACCCCCGAGGGCTCCTCGACCTGGAGCCAAACGCCCCAATTCAACCAAGGGGCGTATGACCAAGCCATGCAAGCGTGGCAGGCGGCAGGGAATCCCAACCTCCCCCAACCCACCCGAGAACAATTCACCACCCAGCAGTGGACGAATACGCAAACGCTGAATCCCCAAAATCAAGCTCTGCGTGATGCGCAGCGAGGGTTTCAGCAAGACGCGGCAAATGCTCTTCCAGGCGCTGCCCAGCGGTATTTGAGCGGGGCCGCCCAAGGCCCGAATCGGAGCGGAATTCCTGATTTCCAATACACCGCCTCGACTCAGCAGCAGGGTCAGCTTGGGGCAAATGCCCGGCCGACGTATGGCCAAGTGAGTGCTCCGGGCTCGATGAGTAATCCTACTTTTGGGAATATCAACCGAGGGGGCCTCACCAGCAGCGCGCAAACAACCGCTAGGGATTGGGCCTCGACTGTGCAAGGGGACGTTACGGACTGGAACCGCCAACTTGCGGCGCTTGATCCGTGGATGTTCGACCAGCAGGGTTCCGACGCGATGTATAACATGAGCACTCGGTACATGCTGCCCCAGCAGCAGGCCGAGAAGCAGGCCCTTGAGGCGCGTTTGGGGGAGCAGGGTTTTGTCCCAGGCACCCCGGCCTATGAAACGGCTCTGAAGCAAATCCTTGATTCGCAATCGCTGGCCCAGGCAGATGCCCGCGACCGGGCGCTTCTCGCTGGGCGAGAATTCGGCAACCAAGCCTTCGACAACAAGGCAGGGGCACTTTCCAGCGCCGTGAGCGGAATGCTCAACTTTGGTGATTTGGGCATCCGCACGGATGCGAATGCTTTCAACCAGAATCTCAGCAACGCCCAGCTTGCGAATGCCGCCCAGCAGCAGGACTTCGCCCAACAACTCGCTCTGTCTCAACAGGATTTCCAAGAAGGTCTTGCCGCGAATGATGTGGTGAAGCAGCTTTTCGGGATGAATCTTGATGCGACGAATACCAACAATCGTTGGGCGGGTCAAGGTTTCCAGGATTTGTTGGGGCTAACCCAAACCAACAATGCTGCGATTGGGGCGAACAACAACATCGCTCTACAACTCGCCCAGCTTAACAACGCCGCCGTGGGCCAAGCACGGAATCAGGCAAATACCGACTTCAACACTGATTTCAACGCGAATCGAACGGCTGCGCTGGATTTGTATGGAGCAGCGAATCAGCCTATTCCGCAAGCGCCTGGGGCCCTTACCAGCGTTGTTCCTGGGATGAACACCGCCGATATTGCCGGCATGTTGCAGCAATACTTCGGCAATAACGTTGACCTGCAAAATGCCTCTACCGCCGAACGCAATGCTATCATTAACGCACTCGGCCAATTCCTCTCCGCGGTCGTGACCGGGGGTTAATATGCAAGAACCACAAAATCTCTTCATTGAAACCCCCGAGCTTCTTGCTGAGAAGCGGAAGCAGGAGATTGCTGCGATGCTTTTGAAGCAACTTTCGGGCGGTGCCCCGCAGGTGGAGAAAACCCGAATCCTCGCCAAGCAGCCGATTCTTGGGGCGCTTTTGAACGCTGGCGGGCAGTTTCTCGCAAGGAATGACCTCCAACGGGCGGATCAGCGGATTGGGGAAATCATCCAAGGCCAGCGCCAGAAAGCGCAAGAGGAATACTCCGCTGCTTCAAACGAAATGATGAATGCGCCGGATAAGAATGCGGCCATTGCGAAGTTCATCGCTTCAGGGAATCCGATGGTGCGAGCGTTGGCGCAAGCGGAATTGAAGGCGATGCGGGAAGCGCAGCAGAAGGAAGCCGAGCGGAAACGTCTTATTGCGGATAAGGGCGCCTCTGTTTTGGGTGATGCGGGACAAGTTCCTCAAGCCCTGCAAGTGCTGCGGAATCAGGAAGTCGATCCGGCCACGCCGATGACGCCTTTCCAAGAGCCCGTCGTCTCTACTGTAGACCTCGGCAACAACCA